CAAAGAGTTGCGTGGTGTCAAGTCAAAGCAGACTGAGCAAGCGGGTGAAACCGCCAGGAAGCAGAACATGAAGGCCGCACAAGTTGATGTTGGTGGAACTGGAGAGAGTTCAAAGCGGATTTATAGACGGGCTGACCTTATTCGGCTGAAATTGACCGATCCAAACCGCTACGATGCGCTGTCAGATGAAATCTTTGCAGCGTACGCAGAGGGGCGGGTCAAATAACTAACCTTCGTTTCTAAGGAGAAACAAAATGCCATTTCCTACCCCTGCGGTAACTACGACTACCGCCGCAACCTTCATTCCTGAGATTTGGAGTGATGAAATTGTCGCCGCATACAAGAAAAACTTGGTGCTGGCGAACCTCGTGATGAAGATGAACTTTAAGGGCAAGAAAGGTGACACTGTTCACATTCCCGCACCTTATCGTGGTTCTGCTTCTGCCAAAGCCGCTTCTACCGCAGTGACGCTGATTGCCGCCACTGAGACTGAAGTGCAAGTGTCGATCAACAAGCACTATGAATATAGCCGCTTGATTGAGGACATCGTTGAAGCCCAAGCCTTGAACAGCTTGCGTCAGTTCTATACCAATGATGCTGGTTATGCCCTGGCTAAACAAGTCGATACCGACTTGATCCAGTTGGGTCGTTCTGCCAACGGCGGTACTGCTGACAATGCTCGTTACGCTGGTGGCTACATCGGTGGCGATGGCACGACTGCCTTCGACTACTCTGCCAACACCAACACTGGTAACGCCACTGCTCTGACTGATGCCGCTATTCGCCGCACCATTCAGCGTTTGGATGACAACGACACTCCTATGGATGGTCGTTTCTTCATCATCCCCCCGTCCAGCCGTAACACGCTGATGGGTTTGGCTCGTTACACTGAGCAAGCCTTTGTGGGTGATGGCAACGCCATCCGCAATGGTGAGATCGGCAACCTGTACGGCATCCCCGTGTTCACCACCAGCAACGCTGACTCTGCCTCTGCCACTGCGACTTTCCCCGCATCTGGCACTGCCATTGCCCGTGTTTGCTTGATGGGTCATCGTGACTCTATGGTTTTGGTTGAGCAAGTGGGCATCCGCTCGCAAACTCAGTACAAACAAGAGTACTTGGGTACGCTGTTCACTTCGGACACCTTGTATGGCGTGAAGGCTCTCCGCACTTCCACCACTTCAACCGATCCGAACGCCGCATCCATGTTTGCCTTGGTTGTGCCTACCTGATTGCAGTTGCCCCCTCCCTAGTGGGGGGGTCTTTTTTTAACCTGTAATTTAGGAGAACAAAATGGCTGCTGCTACCGCTGTTGTTTCTAGTCGAGACAACGATTCTTTTCGTGGATTGTTCAGTGACACATGGACAGTTACTTGCACCTTGAACTCTGCATCTGTTTCAGATCAAGCTGCTGCAACTGATACTGTGACTGTCCCTGGCGTTGTCCTGGGCGACATGGTGATTGGTATGTCTGCTGGTGTAAGTGAGGCGGGTTTGGTTCGCCGCGCTTATATCTCTGCTACTGACACTGTGACCATTGCCACTACCAACACAACTGTTGGTTCTGTTGACCTAGCGTCAAGCACTGTCAAGTTGGTAATTGCTCGTATGGTCTAAAGATTGGGGGGTTCGTCCCCCCTTTCTTTGTTTTGGAGAAATAAATGGCAACTTTTCGCTGTCTTCAATCTGGTAATACAGTCAGTTTCACCTTGCAACATGACATTGACTCCATGAAGGGTCACCAAGGATATGTTCGTGTTGATGAACAAGAGGAAGCGCCTATTGCTTACGATCCTGAAGCCGTAAGAAAAGACACTGCTTTCACGCCACCAGTTGTTCGGCGCATGGGTCGCCCAAGGAAAGTTGCAAATGTCTGACATAGACGCAAGAGATTTTGGAAAGCTGGAGGCCCAAGTTGAGGCTCTCCAGAATGAAGTGCATACTTTGAGCAAAGATGTAAAGGCTTTGCTTGAGTTGGCAAACAAGGGTAAAGGTGGGTTTTGGGTTGGAATGACCATCGCCTCTGCCGTTGGTGGCGTAGTCACATTTATTGGCGAAAGGCTGATGAAATGAAAGGCTTGCTCTCAGGGAAGTCGTGCCCCATTGCCACCCAGGATGTGTCTGTTAACCTGAAAAACAGGAATAACGCATTCAAGAAGTTTGGTTATGGCCCACCAAATCCCAATGAGGCAAACGATGCTTTTTGGCTAAAGAAGGCCAAGATGTACAACGCACCTACATCTAGCATCAAGAACATGAGATGTGGCAACTGTGCCGCTTTTATCCAGACTCC